ATCATCCAGGCTGGGATGAACAAGTCGGGCACTCCAGCGCTTACTCCTTCGGCTTTTAGCCGAGCGGCTGTTGCAATGCTCCGGGCTCCGCCGTTGGGGATGGCAAAGATCCGGACGCCTTTGTGTGTCTGGCGAAACCAGCTGACAAACGCGCGTTGTTCTTCGTGTTCGGTTGGGATGTTCAAAATGGGACTTCCTCTATCCAATCTGGGCACTCGTTAAATGCGTGCGTGAACTCGTCTGGCGGCTTCAAGTCAAACATGCTGCACCAGCCAGCTTCGTTGTAGTTGTCGCATGTATGGCAGCACCTCGGTACTGGTTCTTTCTTTCTTGCTCGAAAAAGTACTACGGCTTGTGGTTCTGGCGGCTTGGTCACTTCCATTCCCTTCGGATGACTCGGTAAAACTTTCCGTCTTTTTTGTACTCAATCAATGATGGGGGACGTGAACCCTTCATTGACGCTACTGCCTCGTCCAGACCTTGAGCGTTCTTTTCTACTCCCGCTTGCCTTGCAATTGTTACAAATTGTTGGGCCGCTTTCTGGCCTGCGTAGCCATCGTGCAGCACTGGCAGATACTCAGTCACTGGCACATCGCTTAAGCCCCCGTAGTACGTTACAGCAAGCATTTCCTTGCCACTTGTGCGACTCAGGTGCTTACGCCATGCCCAACTTGTGACCTCAAGCTCAAGCCCCTCAACCCCCATGATGTCGTCCAGGTGCAGCACCAACTCTTTCTTTGCTGGAGGCGGGAAAGGATTGCCGCAAGCGGGACACTTCAAAGCAGAGATTGCACAAAGTTCGTCGCAGTTGTCGCACACCTTGACCGGTGCCTCTCCATTGCCAGACCCTGCTTTCTTCGGCGGCTGAACATTGGTGATAGGGCCATGCGTACTCACCACGCCTGCAAAGTCCAGCACTAGGCAATGGTCTGTGTGGCTTTTGGGGCGAAGACCACGGCCTGCCATCTGAACGTAAAGACTTGCTGACATTGTTGGGCGCAGCATGGCAATCAGGTCAATGTCCGGATAGTCGAAGCCTGTCGTCAAAACGTTAGCGTTGGTTAGAGCCCTGATTTCGCCGGCTTTGTAACGAGCCAGAATGTTTTCTCGCTCTGCTTTCGGTGTGTCACCAGTGATGCAAGCAGCAACGATCCCATTTGCGTTCATCTCATCAGCGATTGCTTGGGCGTGCTTTACACCCGCACAGAAGACCAGCCACGCTTTGCGATTTACAGCCTGCCAAATTATTTCTTCTACAGCGGCTTTGTTGTTTGAATCCGTGTTTACGGCAGCTTGCAGTTCTGACTCAATGTATTCACCACCTCTCTTGTGTACGCCATCAACATTTAGTTGCGACATGGTGATTTTGGAGCGTAATTTCGACAGATGCCCTTTGTGAATCAGTTCTTCAATGCTTATCGGCTCAATCAGATCGTCAAACAAAGCGGGTTTGTCTGTAATGAGGCCGTGACCTAGCCGATAAGGCGTAGCCGTCAAACCAACCACTCGCAAGGCTGGATTGATAGCCTTCAGTTCTGCCAGCAACGTCCTGTAACCGCCCTCTTCTTTGTGGTTCACGAGGTGGCACTCATCAATCAGCACCAGATCAATGTGGCCCAGCTCCTTTGACTTGTTGCGCACTGACTGGATTCCAGCAAAAGTAATGGGCTCGCCAAGTTGCTTTTTCCCAATGCTCGCGCTATAAATACCCATTGGCGCCCCTGGCCAGTGGAGTCGCATTTTCTCCGAGTTTTGCTCAATCAGCTCTTTCACATGAGTGAGCATCAAAACACGAGTCTCAGGCCACTGCTGCAAGGCGTCTTTGCACAAAGCAGCAACGATATGGCTCTTGCCGGACCCAGTGGGAAGCACCAAGCAAGGATTGCCTTCGTTGCTAGCGGCAAACCATTGATACAACTGATCAATAGTGCGTTGTTGGTAGTCGCGTAGCTTCATCCAGCCACCCTCGAGCCAGCCCATTCGCCTCTTAGCTTTTGAACAGCTTCATCGGCGCAAGCATCAGCATTGGCCAGCAGCTCTTTGCTTGAATAGACGCCATCCCCTGGCTCGCCATTAACTAGCTGCTTGCCGTTCACTATGTAAATTGCTTGCCACTCGTTCGCGCTCTCTTTGCGCTCCCACGGCACCAGATCCGGGTGCAATACGTGACTCTCACACCCTTGCTGTTGCGCCTCCACCGGAATCAGGTCATCCCAGCGTGCGCAGTGCCACGTGCTATCACTTAGCGCAGATGAATGCGCGCAGGTACGGCAATTGACTTGCTTCGTCGTCTTGCTTCCAAAGCACTGATCATGACCTGCGCAGTACTTGCATTCGTACCAGGTGGGGTTGGTGCTCAAAGGCTCCGGCATGCGGTCAGACAACGTAATGCGGCGACCACGGTCTACCAGCTTCTGAGCCGCTTCTTTGTCCAGATGCAACCGCTCTGTATAGATCCTGTCATCGTCCTTGCAGACTGCCACATACAACGCCCGGTCTAAGCCCGTGCCCAACATGTAGACCTGCATCTGAGCCCAATGCATCGGCTTCGCTTCTTGCACACCCTTTGCTTTCAATTCATTAAAAGACTTCAAAGAGTGCGTTTTAAACTCTGCGACGTGGGGGGTTTTCGCGGCTCCAGGCACATTCTTCTCAATCCGAGCATCAAGAGAGCCAGACACATGCGCCCCAAAATCAACTCTGCTTTGACCCGCCGATGGAACCCGAACGTCCAGGCCAATGGACCGAAGATCATTGATAATTTGCTGTTCTTCATTGTGACCCCTACGAAATAGCCGCAACATGCGGCCGGAAAACTTCTCGACAACTGCCCAGCGAAATGACAACCACAACCATCGGTCACACTTGTGACCCAGCATTGACGCGCCTAGGTGCGACCGTGGTTTTTCGTGACGTTCTTCATGCGCCTTGTCGATTAAAGACGCGATAGAATCCATCTCAGGTATTTGCATGTTAATCTCCTCGTTCTGCCCCCCGAAGGCAGTTGCCATTGCCCCTCAGCGCGAAAGCGTCAAGGGGCTTTTTTTTGCTTACTTCTTACCCCACGGAGGAGCAGCCTTGGCGCTGGACGGAACAGCAGGTGCAGCGGTCGGCAGGCTAGACATTGCGCCCATCACAGCCTTGAAGCCTTTCACTTCGTTGCGCTCGCCGTACTTGTCATCGTCCTTGACATCCAGCTTGATAACGAGACTTCCACCAATCAGTTGATCGGTGTCAGTCACACGGGCCAGCCCGATGGCTCGCATGATGTCGCCCAGCTGCTGGCGGCCAATCTCCTCGGCCTTGGGGTTTGGGTTCTTGATGTTCAGGTTTCCGAAGATCACACGACCCTGATGGGTTGGGCCAGTAATGCTGTACTTGATAGCGATGTACTCGCCAGTTCCAGCCTTCGTTTCCTTGACCTCGGCACCAGAGATAGTTGCTGAATACCAGCCAGCAGGCAGTGGGTTGAATTCAGTCGCGCCCTTGGGCAGATCGGAGACGTCAAATGATTGTGAAAGAAATGCCATGATTAGACCTTTTTGGTGATTGTGAAAGATGGCCTGGAGGCCGTGGTAGTGATTGCATCAAGCAGAGGAGCCGTGATTGACTCATGAGCAGACTTCCAAGCGCTCATGTTGATTTCCGGCTTCCATCGAAACAGAGAAGAGAGGTGTTCGGTCAGTCCGGCTTCCTCTGCTATAGACTGAAGCTTATCAGTATTGACCTTCCGGTCAAGCCTGCCAGCTACTTTTATTTCGTACATCCCAGCCAGTTCGTTCTTTGTGCCTTCCATCTGTTTGGGAATGCCAAGACATTCAACGAGTTGATCTTCAATGTCTCGGCGTCTGTCAGTGGCTGCTTTCTCCTCTTGCTTTGCTTCTTCCCATTGCGCAGCTAGGAATGCGGCGTCTGTCTTGATGAAGATTGTCATTTGTTCCCCCTTGCTCGGATGGCTGCGGCGCATCGACGCGCCTCTATATCTTCACGATTGTTGTCGCCCGTGTAGCGGGCGTCACATACCTTCGCAGAAGCCTCGCGTTCTGCTTCTGCAACGAGGACGGCGAAGCGTTCAAGCTCCTGCTGAGTGACCGTCCAAAAGTCGTTATGCCACGCGGGTTTCTTGTCGGAATCGCAAGCTTGCTGCATCAGCTTGATGATGTCGTCTCGGGTCATACATTCCCCCCAATCTTCGCAATCACAGCACCAAGATCCGGGCCTTCCCACGCGCCCAGCTTGCCGGAACGATCCTTAGCCAACCACAACCCGTCTGAGTCGCACATCAGCGCGCGTTGTGTGCCACCCTCTGCATCACGTTCAACTCGCAGCGCCAAAACTTCATCAAAAAAATACGGCAGAGATTGGCCGGTTTTGTTGCCGGGCATCGATGGGCTATACAGAACACGGCCCATCTCGTCCTGAGTCTTCTCCAGCTTCGCTGTCATCAGAACGTGGCGGCCTGGAAGATCACGGAATGCGCGGATAACGTCTGACATTTGTTCTTGCATTGACCCGTATGCCGCGCGGGGATCTTTGTTCGTCTTCTTCTCGTGGTTCAGTACCACCTCGGCGATCTCCGAGATTGAATCAATGGCCACAGATTGAAAGCTCTTTGCTTCGTCCGATTTTGTGAGCCATTCGTAAGCCTCCCTGAGGGCGTCCATTGAGCTAATCTCAATGAAGGGCACGTCGGCCCCGGCGATAGACAACAAACCGCCCTCGGCGCTGAGGACTACGGGGTTGGGCAATGTAGGAATAAGGGAAGTCTTGCCTGCGCCAGCAGCGCCGTAGACCAAAAGTTTTACACCCGAGGCGGCCAGTTGGCCGGTGGTTTTGAGATTGATTGCCATAGTGTTTCCTTAGAATGGCGCTGGTGGCGCAGGTGGTAGGGGTTCCTGGCGGAACGGGGTAGCGGGGGGCCTTGGCAAGGCCACTCCCTTGTATGTGGGGAATGGCCAGTTTTTCAGAATGCCACCTCGTTCAGCATGCAATCCGTGTAATTGAAAGCCAGATCCAATGCCTCGTCTCGGGTCTCGCAAGTGCCAAGCAATGAATACTTGCTAGGATAATCGGACGACCAGACAGTGACGTAAGCGCCGGTCTGACTTGCCCAAACTTTGTAAAAGCCGTCTTGATGAATGAGTTCCATTTTGCTATCTCCGTTTAGCTGCACCGTCAGGGGATCTGTTCGTGCAATGTTGACACTATAACTTGATGGGGCGTATGATGTCAACACCCCAACACAACATTTCTCACAATCATGCTTTCACTTGAACTCATCCGCGAACAGCTCCAAGACCGGCGACTGACTGTCATCGCAGAGCGTACGGGCCTGCATCCCAACACTCTCAGGGACATTCGGAACAACGAAGGATGCAACCCGTCTCACCGCGTTCTGGCGGCATTGAGTGAGTACATCAAGAGCAGTGCCCAGTCGGTCCTGCGCCATGGCTGACCTCTCCAAAATATTAGGCGGCCCCTGGTCGCCCCCAGACCGTAAACCGCGACGAACACGTCCACCGACGGACCGCCCAACAGACTGTAGGTCCCATGTCGCTCGACCAAGCTGCCTCCATACAGCGGGCGCCAGCCCTCGACACCTTCGAGCGGTCCCTGCCATCCCGCAACGCCCAATGGAACGGACACCTCGTGCTGC